TCATCAGACATCATTAAAGATCAGTTAAGCTCTTATTTGACACCATCCCTGCATTGAGCCGATGCAGGGATTTTTATTGTCTAATCGAAAAATAATTGTATCTTTGCAACATCAAGATAATACGGACATAATTCGGATTATTTTGGTTTGACTTTGGTGAGGGGGTGGTTCCCCTCACTTTTTTTATGCCCCTACCGAACTTTTCATTTATATGTTAGTACTATCTTATGTAAGCCTTCTTGAGAGTGTGTTGATTGTGTGTGTTGTTGATCGGAAGGATTACAAAACAAAGAGGTAGCTTATTCGGCTACCTCTATTTTATTATTTTCTAATTTCAAACGGAATTCTTGAAGTTTAGATTAAAAGAAACTTATTTTCTTTCAAATCGGCTCAAAAGTTTTATTTTAGAAAAATAATCATTCCAATACTCATTTGATGATTGAGGATTAGTTCTGTCATTGTATAAATAAATACGATTAATTTTCCCATCAGTATCTCTCTCTACAAACTTTTCATCTCCTGCAATTTCAAAAAGCTTCTTTTCTGTTACTTTCTCATACTCTGTATGGATGGGAATATTCCCAAAAGCATTATCAGAATTTATATCTACCGGAGAATCCTCTCTTTCATTCCATCCAAGAGGTAAATACTCCCGGTTGAAAGCAGACCATCTACCTTTAGAATCTCGGACAATGCCATAAGGAAGATTAATTCTAAAAAAATCAGTTAGTGCCATGATGCATTTTTTTTTATTAATAATTATGTAAACTGTAATACAAAGATAACATATTGTTAGTCATTAGCACTTCGTTAGTACACCAAATTCATGATATTAATAAAAAAAGCCCTGACTACACTTAGTCAAGGCTCATCCTTTTTGGAGTAAATAACGTATTATCTCTCAAACCCAAAATCTAGCAAATCTTCCACGTAGAGAGATGATACAACAGACATCCACGTCTGTACACAAATATAGGAATTATAAATGAGATGAGCAAAAGAAAAGCCCCGAATCAGGGAGACGGGGCAATAATTTGTTTGTGAATAAGTAAACTGCTAAGTTTATTAAAACATAAATAGTTCGTAGGTTTACTCAAGTTCTACTTTATGCGTTTTTCTGATACTGGTTGCGGATTTCTATAAACAACAGTATCAATCTTTGATGTATTCACTGTACTTGATTTTATCGTGGTAAACGTTACTCTATTACCCACCTTCCATGATTTATTTTCTTTATTATACTTCAACTTATCTCTATAAACTTCTAATAAGATAAATGCAGAATCTATTTTGGGGGCATAATAGGGACTAGGAAATACTATACTTTCATTCTCATTTTTCGCATTTAACTGTATTCCATACCATTTTAGAACTTGCTGATATTCACTTATTTGATTTTTTAATTTTATGTTTTCCCTTTCACTTTTATTATATTTCGCTTGACACTCTTCCAATACATTCTTCTTAACAGCATTTGGATCAAGAGAATAATTTCTCCCTCCGCTTGCATTTGAAGTAACAACATACTTATGATTAAAATACCGTTGACTTAAATCATGGTATATCTTGTAATATCTAACAGAATCATTTAGTGAGTTTATTTTTTTGTGCAATTGTAAAATTTCGTCACTTAGACTATTGGCATATTTTACCAATTCACTAATATTAACCTCTGATTTACCACTTCTTATAGTATCCACGACCTTTATTGATTCTTGCAATATTGAATCTTTTTTATTCAAATTCTCAATTAAAGAATCTCTATTTGCAAGCTCAATTTTAAGTGAATCTGAATAATCGAAAAGTACAATCAAGGAGGCAAAAAGGCTGATGATTAAGACAATGGACACTCCTCCAAATATTTTGCTATATTCAATTTTTAACTTCATATTGTTTATTGTATTTATTCATATTACTTTTCAATTCTTCAAACTCTTCTCTTGTCACAGATGTATTACTATTTCGGCATAAATCCAATTCCGATTTTAAATTCTCACGCTCTCTTTGTAAATGTCCAATCTCTTGAATATATTTTTCTGTACACTTTATTTCCATATAAAAACATCCAGCTTTATATCCAATACCAAAAACTGTGACTATAGCACCGATATATATCATTATTTCCTTAACAATATCTACATTGCTTTTGTTATTATTTGCTACATTTTTTTTTGCCATATCCATATAAATATTAGGCAAATATACTACTTTTTTCCTACCTTATATATCTTAAATCCAATAATAATTAGTCCAAATGCAGCTGCATATACATCCAGTTTGTGTAAATTCCACCACGATAGTTCAACTAACTTCTCTTTCTGATCTAGCATAGCATCGACCTTATTACTAATCGTATCAAGTCGGTTAGAAAAAAGCTGCATAGTTAGCAGCATGGTTTCATCTATTTTCATATTCTCCTGTTCTTTCTTTGAAGCCGTAGTCGTACTTTCTCTTATAGGATACTGCTTACCCAACGAATCAGGAGGGGATAAATCTACTGTCTTATTCTCAATTTTCAGATCGCTTAATTTCTTTGATGTAATCTTCGTTTGCTTATTCACATCTAGGCGTAGTGATTCAATAACATTTCGGAGATATTGAAACTCTCTGGAGTAATCAACCTGTTTATGCATCTCAATATTGCGAGAAGTCTTGCATGAAGAAAACCATATTCCCGACATCAGGAACATGGTTATATAAATCAAGGCTTTCATAATCCCAGGTATTTAACGATTCCTTCAATATGTATCTGAGCAACTGCATCTTTACCCTCCCGAGACAAAAGGTACTCAACGTCCTCTTTATTGTCCTGGAAGAAGTTCTCTGTTAATACAGCCGGACAATTAGTATCCCGACAGATGGCAAGATTCTGTTCCCAGTATTCCCGTCCGGGCATCTGCTTTCGGACGGGAACCGGAATACATTCTGCTACTTGTCCCAGGCAGTCTGCTAATTTTTTGCTGTTACTAGAAGCATTATTCGATACAAACACGCTCCAACCTTTTGCGCTCATCCAAGAACTACCATTGCCGGCTGCATTACAATGAATAGATACAAGGATAGCTTTTTTACCTGCTTCCTTGTAAATAGCATTAGCCCGTCGGCATCGCTCAGACAATGGAACATCTGTATCCTCTTTAACGATGCGCTCGGCATCAATTCCCAACTTGCGCAATCCTACTACTACCATATCGGCAATCTCTCTTGAATACGCCCACTCTCTCAATCTTCCGTCCGGTGAACGTTTACCAGGTGTATTTTCACCGTGACCATTATCAATCAATACTTTCATATCTTTTCCTCTTTATCTAATTCGTTCTCGATTCTATCAATAATTCCCTGTACATGTGTAGGCGTGGCCCGTTTAAATTCAAAGCGTATTACATGATAGATAATACGAAACCCTTTGTTTTTAGGATAAGCAATAATTAGATTCTTAAATGCGTTCTGAAGATACACATAAGAGAACACATACGTAATAGTCTTAATAACTAACAATGAGTTCTCACCGTCTCCTATCAAGGTCATAAAGGAGAAGACTACCTCAATGATTATAAGATAGAGGAGAAGTTCGACCAAGGCATTTTTAAACTTATCCCACTTAAAGTTTTTACAACGTATAATTGAAACACCATCAGCCCTCATTCCGCACCAAATATTAAATCCAAACATTACAACTAATGCTATAAGAAAACCTTTAGTCGGCGTTAAATAAGCAAGAAGAGAACTGAACATCGAAACGAAAATAATTCGTATCTGGTCTACATTAAATAACTCATATAACCATCTCATAATATTAATCATAAAGTTACTACCAATATTGAAAACACAGTAATCAGCCCAGGAAGCAAAACAGTAGCTAATGCGTCAAGCCAATCAAAGATGAACCCGCACTTTTTCTGAATGTACTCAACCACTATTGCGGCAATGGCGGTTGTCGTTAAAGAAACAATAGCAGATTTACAGAAATCAATGCCTAATAGAAGGAAACAGAAAACAAGCATTACAACAAAGACGAACATCCCGGCTTTGACGTGTGCCGGTCGGTTAGATTGCAAAAGCCAATCATACAATACTTTTATACCCATACTCATAGCGTTTAATTATTAATAAAATATTCTGTATGGAACAAATGTATTGAGTATAATAACGAGTTTTACAAAAATGGAAAATCTTGGAAATCAATTCTATGATAAATATCTATAAAACAAGACATTATAATTTTCACTTTTTCCATAAATAAAAAAGGGATGCTTGATAAGCACCCCTAAACAACCAACAGATTGAACTATTAATCCGTAAACATATACACGGAAAGATCAACCTTTTCTATTTCGTCTGAAATCGTATCTCCATACATTGTAAGACACACCCGATAACGGTCAATACTTCTTTGAATCTGTTGCAAGGTAGGTTTCTCGGGATATTCCGAACTGGCAAAAGTTACTAGTTCTTCACCATTCTCACTGGTACCAACCACCCGGAAGTGATGACGTACAATCCAAGTTCCGTCCGGCTGTTGCTCGATAGGCTTAGCAATCCCACGCGGTAAGATATTTTTTTGATCCATGTCTTTTGATATGTTTAATTAGTTGTTTTCTATGGTTATATTTATTCTTCAATACAAACTTTTCAAAATGTCCTTCGATATAAACATATTCCCACCATTCAGGAAGTAACATCGCTGCAATTCTACGGCGGATATTGTACGTTGCAAAGTGTTTCATCAGGCCATAATAAGAGTTCATCGTACTCACAAACTTCTCAACATACGCTTCTGCAAATCCATTTTCAGCTATTCTATTAAATTTCCTGACAGCGTTATATGTGTTACCAACCACCCTGTCAGATACATAAATTCTACCAGGCAAAATGAACGCCCCTACAAACAAGACTCCTTTTTTATAATGCTGAAGATACAGTTTGCGTGGATGCAACCGTAAAAGGAGTTGTTCTTTCAGGAAACCATCAAGAAGATGGACTTTGGACAATATTTCTTCCGGTGATTTCACTACGATACAAAAGTCATCAACAAAGCGTACATAATACATGAATCCCAGTATTTCCATCACGAAATAATCATATACAGACGCCAGAAAGTTGGCTATGAGTTGCGACGGCAGGTTCCCGATAGCCACTCCCCTGTCAGGGTCATTATGAAACAGACTTTTATTACTGGGAAGTTTGTCCCACATGGAGACGGGAGAGCGTCTGATACACTTATTTTGTGGACAATGAAAGATAGTAACGGCTAGAAGGTAAAGCAGACATTCAATATCATCGCCTTTATAATTGTCCCTTACGAATATGTTCAGCATTTCCCATACCAACGATTTCGAGATAGACATGAAGAAACTGAACAGGTCATCTTTGAAAATGTACGCATCAGCAGTATAATTCTCACTGACCTCGACTATCATGTTATTCAGATAGTGCACGGCAGACAAGCATCCCTCACCTTTCCGGCAGTTCTTCGAGACGTTCCCTTGTTCCCGAAAACGTTCCTCTAAAATCGGCTCGATACGAAGAGCGATCCAGTGATGGACAACACGATCAATGAAAGCGGCGGCAAAAACCTCCCGATATACCGGGTAAGTCCGTATGAATACTTTTGAAAAGTCCGGTACATATTCACCGTAAATAATAGAATACCATAGCCGCACCAATGCAGACTGATAATCATTATAAAACTCAACACAATCCGTACTCGTTCTTTTCTGCCTGGCACAATCTTCGGATGCTTCGAAAATACTGCTAAGAAGTATGTCATAGATTATATTACCTGTTGCGGCGAGGGGACGAACCCGGTTCGCGTTCTGGCGGTTGTTCGTGTTGACGTTGCCGTTGTTGAAGTTCACGTTCCAACTGCTGGAAGCCGTTGCATCCGCTATCTTAGTCTTTCCCGGCTCATCACCGGGGGGATGCCCAATAAATAATTCTAATTGCTCACTCATAATCCCCTTGGCGATTATGACTCCGGCTTTGCGACTTGTTGCGATCCGTTAGCTTTTTGCCGTTGGAGATCTGCAACCGTTTTTTTGTACCAGCCGGTACTTTGCTTACCGATACTCTCTGCAAGCAGACAGATTTCGGCTGTTTGAGTCAGGCTGGTCAAATGTCGTTCTTCACACACTCTTAGCAGTAATTTCAATGCATCAAACTCACACAAAAACTTCATCAGATAATCTGCACGGTGCTCAAGGTTCATATCTGTATTTGCATAACGGATATATTCGCAACAATGAACGGCAAGCATCATCAACTCCGTACCAAATTCATACCGGAACGCCTTGGGGAATTGTTGCCGGGCATCAATGATAAGGTTCAGAAGCTTATACATCGAATTTGATATAGGAAGGTCTTGTGTAAGTGCCATGTTAATTTTTTAATATTTTAATGTATGTATTAGAGGGCGCAAAGTTAATAACTGTAAAGCAATTAACACAATTTTAGCTCAAAAAAGTGAAACCAAAAAGCCCCTACCGGGGCTTTTATTTAGTTAACCCTCTAAGGGATAAAGAATTAAAGGGATAAAGTGTTTATTGCGGCGAGGGGACGAACCCGGCCCGCGTTCTGGCGGCCGTACGTGCCGACGTAGCCGTTGGTGAAGTACACGTACCAACTGCTGGAAGCGTCATATTCGGTACTAGACCAATACCAGTCGTTTGTAAATATATTTTGATTACCAAACATAGAAGTTATGAGCTCATTGATTTCGGTTTTATACTTGGCCATAAGCATAAGTTCACCCAATGCGGGCAGGTTCCACACGGTTGTATCTTCAATTCCGTCAGATTCAAGCGTACAGGCTTTATAGGCTCTGGCAACTTCGGCGGCAGGGGCACCGACAGTTCCCTGGGTGTCCTTGACGCCTGCAAGGGTTTCTATTATAACATCGGTATTTTCTTTGCCGTCGAACGTATCATAGAGTCCTTGGTTACCACTGCCGTAGTTTTTCAGGCCGCGCAGGTCTGTGCCGTAGCCGCCCCATTTGAAGGTTTTCGTACCATCGGCGGCGACACAGTCGCTTTTGGCGATAATGAACTGGTGACACTCGGCACGTAGCCGGATGCCGATACGGATATACTTGGAGCGGTTATTCGCGCTCATGGAGTTCCATTCGGAAGCCGTGAAAAAGACTTGTTCACCGTCTTCGATTCGAAGCGTAGCCAAAGAAAGGTCAAGAAGTGTACCTGCCCATTGCATATACTTGGCGATGTCACTCGCCGGGGTATTTTCATTGACGGTTGTAAAACCGATTGATTGCAAAGCCGCAACTTGGTCTTGTTTATTCAGGCGCATAAGCATTGCGTTAGCGATATTTTTATCCATTTTATTATATAATTTTAGGTTAATACTATTCAGAAGCAACAGCTCTCACATGGAGAAGATTTGAATTTTTGTTTTGGTTCGTAATACGTCCGGTATTCAGTTCGAAAGTCCAGGCGGAATTATTATCCCAAATCGTACTTGACCAATAATACTTATCGGTCATCAGCATGGAATCACTGCTCCAAAAGGTACGCATCATCTCATTGATTTTATCACGGTAGCGGTACATCAGAAGCATTTGACCGGATGACGGAAGGAACCAGTTGGATTCATCCTCGATACCATCACTTTCCAAAGTGTAGGCACGGTAGGCGCGGGCGGCTTCGGCAGCTGGCGCACCGATCACACCACTATTATTTTGGTCTTTCAGAGTTGCGATAATAAGGTCGGTATCTTCCGCACCCGTGAAGCAGCCATACATGGCGCCCAGTCCTTTTTGATTCAGGCCGTCTATGGCTTTGCCCTGACCGCCCCAGTAGAAGGTGGTAGTCATGTCGGCATTATAGCACTCCTGAGCGGAAATTACGAAGGAGTGTCCGTGGGCACGGATACGAAGACCGCGTTTGATAAACAACTGTTTGTTGGTAACCGTGAGGGAATCCCATTCCTCACGGGTGAAATACCATTTGGAGTTATCCGAGATGCGGTTACAGGCAAGATTCAAATCAAGCAAGCCAGCGGCCCACTTGATACGTTGTCCAAATTCAGATGCGCGGGAATTCTCGGTGACATCCGAGAAGCCCACGGCGTTCAGTGCTGCCACTTGTGCCTGTTTATTCAAGCGAAGCAGCGTTGCGCTTTGTTCATTCGTCATAGTTACTTGTTAATTAAATCATTAATATCCATATTGTCTTCAGCAAACCGTTCGAGATATTCCTCGTAGGTTTCGCCGTTATAATATTCAAGGACTTCATTGATGTTGTCCAACGTTACGTTATCGTAGTACGGTTCTCCGCCATAAGACTCATTATTGAACCAGTTGATCAGGTCGATGTAGGCATCTATGACGGTAAGGATGACAAGGCCGTCAATACCGGATTCAAGGGATTCGATTTCATCCGTTTCACGGATAACTGTCAGTTCATACGTGCCGTTGACTACCGGTTTATCCTGTCTGTTGCCGTCCTCATCCATTCCGGCAACTCCATATTCGAGAATGGCAAGAAGCTCGGAGCCGTCAGCCTTCAGGGTCATGTTCGAGATACGGAGCATGGAAAGTTTACGGGATGCCGCTTGTGAAGCGAGGACGTCACGGAGCATCTGAATGGCGTCAAGTTGAGGCGACGTTTCAAGACGCAGGCGTTGGACGTTCGGCATGGATTCTATTTGCAGGCCGGACGGGGCGGAAAGACCGGTATAGGTCAGTTCAGGAAGACCGACAAAACGGAGGCTTGTCATTGTTGGTGGAAGAGAGATGTCATTAATCGGAGAAGTCTCTGCAAGAGTGATGTTCTCCAGTTTGCTACCGGACGCATTGATATGGGCGATACGTGGGCATTTGTCGGTAACGAGCGTAACGATTTGTGTGTTCCGGATATCGAGTGATACGAGGAAGGGCATTTCGCCGCAGTTCAGCGAGGTAAGCGGTGCGTAAGAACCGATGGATTGTTCTGTATGGGTGTCAGAGCCCAAGATAAGGGTTTCCACAAGTTGCATGGCGGAGAAGCTCACCGTACTTGACAGGGAGATTTCAGACAGGTCGAGCAGCTTCATGCGGTCAGCCTGATAGATATATAGCAAGGCGCCTTCCTCATGTGAGAAGTTGGTGAATACATATTCTTCGCCCGCTTCAAGGAAGCAGCTTTCGGAAAGGTTGCCGCTAGCGTCATTGCCGACACCGAAGTAACCGTTTTTAGCAGCGACAATCCGGATGGTGGCGTTTGATTTGGAAGATACGCGCCCGGAAATTACACCGCTGAAGAAATCACCGGTTTGGAAATAACCGTCCCGGATACGCCAGCGTCTTTCGATGAAGGACGGAAGGGCGGTAAGTCCAAGACCTTGGAGGGCGTAGAAATAGATAGCGTCAGAGGTGGCGGTATAGGAGATGTATTTCCGTTCACCATCGTAAGAACTAACCAGTTTCTGCCATTTCTTGAGCCGTTTGTCAATGAAGAAATGCGTAGCTCCTTCGGGTGAGAACGGGTGCAGGGTGACGCCATCAATGGTCGCCTGAACGTTACGCATGGCGGCGGCAACAGTACGTAGGGAGAGTTCCGTACCGGATGAGTCAATCCACACTGTTTGTTGGAGATAGATGTTATTAAACAGAACGGAGCCGTAGCCAGCATAAGGGTTAGTGAATGTTTCATCGCTCGTCCGGTTGGGATCCACCTCGGCGTCAACCGTGCAACCACCGTCGTTATCCTTGCTGTTGAGCGTATCGCAGTCATAGATTTTATTCAGGTACATGCGCATGGCATCCTCGGAGCTGTACACACCGTCCGTTACGGAAGCATACTCTTCCAAGAACCACATCGGCTGCATATTCTTGGCACGCTGATCCGTGGCGGCAAGGTAGTCGGTGAAAATATCATAACTCAAGACACTTTCCGGACAGGCGTATTTATACATGTTTTCCTTCCATGTTTTTTGCCAGTTCCCACCTTTGGAATAATCACAGGAATCACAGAAGCGTAACCACCGGTAGAGGCTATACGGCACTTTCTTACCAAGAGCATAGTCAATAGCGAGCTGATCGTCATCAATAAGTGATTCAAAATAGTAGGTCCATGCAGGGAAGGTATCGGCAGAGATTGTCCCACCGTCCACTAGTTTCTGAACCCATGATGATTTATCCGTTTTCATGGCCATCATATCCTGAACGGAGCCAACGCCTTGGAACCAGTCCATTCCCTGATAGTTCAGAAGTTCGAAGCCTTCGACGGGGTTAAGGACATCACCGGTGACATTCCATTTGCCGTTTTCGTACTTCATGGAACCGGATTGCTTTTTCCAGGAACCGTCCTGATACCTCATTATCCGGTATGAACTACCACAATACAGGGAAAGCAGGTACACGCTATCCGTATCGAGTCCGTCAGTCTGTTTGAAGCGCGTTTCGATGGCATCAAGGGTTTCGCCGGACGTACCGAAGAACTCGATGAAATCACCATAATTCAGACAGCCTTTATTATAACCGGGGGTATCCTTGAAACCGAGGGCGAATTGTTCCCCCTTATCTTCCTTCCAGTTACCTTTGGCATGGAAATAGACATTTTGCAGACTGTCATCTTTACACCGGTAGGTGGCTACAGGGTGATTGGCAGTGGAGTGGTTCATCTGTAAGCCTTCGATGTGTAAGTCTCCGCTGTCAAATGTTCCGTCAAATGCACGTTGAACGGGCGTCATGTAGTTACCTGCCAAGGCACGATAAGTAACGTTCATCATTTCACAGGCGCCGCAATCGTTCGCATTGCCGGAATCGGAGTAATCGACTTTTACGGTGATGACATCGACCGGGATTGTATTATCACCGACCTGCACTTTGTTGATGGCGGCAAGAGCGATTGCCCGGCGCCCTTCTTCCGTTGTATCGTCCGGATTAAGCAGGATGATTCGGGTATCCTTGTTTTTGCCTTTGCTCTTGGCGAGGTAGTAGCGTTTATTCTTTACCGGGCGTTTGGCAGAGGTGGTTCCCTGGTTGCGGGTTTGGACACTCACGGCCTTGAAGTTACGCCACGGGCGTTCGGGGTCAAAGTAATAGAGCGTGATGTATATCTTCGTACTGGTGGAAGTGGTGCCGTCCAGTGCTTCTATATCGGAGCCTTCATAGGGGCATTCGACAATGTAAGGCATACCGCGTGAATAGATTTCGGCAGCCGACGGGCGGCTTTGGGTACTACCCTCGGCTGTCTGGCTTTTAAGGATGTCCTCAAAGGCGTATTCCTTCACCATTACCTCTGTATCGGTCAGACGGACAAGGTAGTTCTTGAACGCCTGTGCCCATTCCATATAGGAGTTCCAGGCCATCATGTAATAAAGATACAAATCACCCAGTTTGCCGTCCATCGTTATATACTTGGTTTGAATCAGGGAGCCGCCGCCCGGAACATAACCAAGACAGGCGACTTCCTCACCGTTGAGGAAGAGTTTCATCATGGAATATCGTGTGCCGTCACGTTCGACGTAGTTGCTTGCAGGTCCAACAACTACGGCTACGGTTATCTTTTCACCCTGCCGGTAGGCGCGTTCTTCACGACGGGCGACACCATTGTTACAGAAGATGCCGACCACCCGGCCGGTGACATAGAAGCCGGCACCGGACGTTTCATCATAGCAGCTAAGGAGCAGGGCATCATCATCGGTCGAACTGGATGGCGGCACCGTTGGATTCGATGGACGAGCCGGCAAACGGGGCATGGTTTAATGACACGCCCACATTCTCGGCTACGCGAAGGCAGTTCTCACCCAAGAATGTGCCAAAACCGTTGGTAGTCCAGTTGGCACCGTCCACTTTCATTTCATAATTACCGCTGACAATGCTATGGTCAGTTTCCTGATTGGTACGGGATGAGAAGTCAAAGTTATAGATGGCGCCTTCTTTTATGGCGGCGTCAATGGCGGAACCGCTAACTGTCACCCGGACAGGTTCGCTAGTCACGTCCTTGCATACGGCAGTATAGTTGACCGTATCGGTGCCGTCAGCCTTGTAGCCCTGCAGTTGTTGTTTGACCTGATAGGTTTTGTTACGACTGGCAGCAATTTGTGTTACCTGCACGTTATTGGCTTTCACGCTGACGGGTGAAGTCATTTCCAACGGGTCATAACAGGCAACATCAAGTTCTACGGTTTCGTACAGTCGGACTACTCCACCGTTTTTATCATCGTATCTCAAGGCGACAAGAGGTGTGGAACTATTCGGGTCAATTACCATGACAGCCGTGTAGATGACATTTCCTTTCACTCCGGATGCGACATCCGTTCCTTGGATGCGCAAGGGATAGGTACCGTGTTCTAGGCCGAGGGAAGCAGGGCGGATTACAACGGAGTGCGAGTAGTTGTCATTTACAACGGTGGTAGACAGGGATTGCCATTCACCATTAATCTTGATGTCAACCTGGGCACTGATACCTTTATCAGAGGTGTTGTTTCCGAACTTATAGAGTGGAAGGCTGAAACTTTCAGTTGTCGGAGTAAGCAGAGTTTCAGGGGTATAGTTGAGCACCTGCACACAGGTACAGGTAATATCAACAGCTGTTACATTGACATTCTTGGAACCGGTGTTGCCGCTTTCGTCAGTGGCTATCAGCTTGAATTTCCGAGTACCGGCAGCCGTAAAGTATGTGGTGAAGTCCAGTTCAAAGGAGAAGTCCTTCATGTCACCGGAAGATGCTTTGTTGACGGTTTCAGTCCAGACGGTAAGCCCGCTTTCACGGTCTACGAGTTCCAGTTTCTCAATCAGGTTGTCAGAGGATTCGACACCGTTCGAGGTCACGGAACGAATGGCGGCAAAGGTTCGTAGCGTGGAGCCGTAAGAGCCATAGACAGGTGTCGACTGGAAAGCAATGGCAACAATGGTACCACCAGTTTGACCGCCGCCACCCGTGCCGATAGCGAACTGCACTTCATCGCCAAGGGTTTCACCGGCAGCGTTCTTCATCTGAAGTTTTACAATGCCTTCTGTTTCCACGTTTACGTCGAGGTTGGCCGGAACATAGGCATAGGCGCCACCAGTTGAAAAGGCGTCCTTTCCCCCTTCCGCCGGTTCATCGGAAGTTTCAAAAACGGAACTGCCACCACCATTCCCGAAGGGTTTCCAAAGAGAAGGGGTCGCAAAATCGGACACAGCACCCTGGAACTGCCGGGTTTCCATTTCATACTCGCCTGTTTTGTAAGTAATGATGAGACCCGTTCGCTCATATTTGACGCCAGATTCCTGTTGATAGGAGACAATGGCGGCAATAGCGGTTTCAAGGGTATAGTAGCCGTCTTTCAATGGGCGGATCTCATCAACAATGACGATGGGGTGTGTTACATCGTCAGCGGGCGTGCCGCTCTTCATATCCTCAAGGGCTTGCTTATCCTCGGCGGACAAAAGGCCGGCTTGTTCAAGGGTAGCAGAAGGCAAACGGAAGCTGTCATCCGTTTCTTTACCGGTTGTTTTGGACACTTTTTTGAAAGATACATTGAGATAGGAAGCGTCAGACAGGACGGAGAATGAATCAGGTTTGATTATGTCGGAAGGGATATTTGTCATTGCATCCTCTAAAGCCTTTCCACGGTCGCCGGGGAAGGCTTCATCTTCACTTTCCCCAAGAGACAACGGTTCAGGCAGACATTCAGAAGGAACTTTACTTTCTTCGTTCAAAGGAGCGATACCGTTCGCTTTTCCTATCCTTTCCTCAAAGTCATTTATTACAGAGGTCCATTTGCCCCATGTAACACTCTCATTGGAAACAATACCTATTCGTGAGATTGTACAAACTGTACCTAAATATACACCTTCGGCATTGTCTGACATGGTAGCCAGTTGTATACACGAAGTGAATGATTGACAAACCTTATTAAGCTCCAACCGTTCAATTTGTATATTTACAGGAATCTTAGACGAATCAACAGACAAAATACACCGATAATTCCCAATAGAAGAATCCCCGGAATACATTGTTTTTAATTTATCTTTAAAGCTACCAATAGTAGTAAAAGAGCCAATACTTTTAAATGGGTCAGTCAAAGGATTGGATTTATCAGACACTCCTGTTATACGTTTCAATAACTCGGCGTCTCCATCCGATAAATCTTTTGCAATCTTATTGACATTCTCCACTAATGCATCAAAATCACCATTCACCATTTTAGCAATGGTACTTGAAAGTAAATCAATAGATATTTTCCGACCGCCACTAACTTCAACGTACATATCTTTGGATAGCTCTGTTGTATCAGTCAGTTGCTCTATTGTAAGACTGTTTGTCTTCAACGCTTGTAACACAAGGCTAATAATCTGTTGTTTTTCTGTTTCTGTCATAATTCTCTTTTTTAATCATTTTCATATACCCATACAAGCTCAATGGTCATACCAAGATTATCTATGTCGCAATCATAGACATTATCAAGATAAAGTTGGAACTCCTTCAGAGCACCAATATCTCCACCGTTAATACCTTTCAAGACACATACACCATCCCTACTGATTACACTCCCTTCAATGAGGTTAGTATACGAATCTCCTTTATATAGTACAGCACGCAAATTTATCGAACCGTTGTCCAAATCGTTCTTTAGTCTATCCAGTCCATTAACTGTAAGTTTACCGTAACCTCTTCTACCAATATACTTGTTATCTATGTCAGTCGTCTTGATTGCAATCAAATCCCAATATGAATTTTTATCAACACCTGGGTGATGAATACTGTTGACAGTAACCATAGTATCACTATTAATAGAAACTCCAGTATTAGGAATAGCCTTAGTCATATTGATATATGCTCCGACCTCTGCAACCCCACTTTCTGAACCATACTTGATACTACGCATTCCTTCATCATCTGCTATCCTATAAGCACCGCTTTGTACACACCTCATAGCAAGCTGGTTATTCCATTCCAAAACTGGATTCATCGTTCTTACCTTCTGTAACATTTGATTGAACACAAAACTCTTCAATCCCTCTATTTGCTGGTTAAGTTCCGGAACATTACTTTCCTTTCTGGTATATCGAACACCATCAAAGTAGACGTAATTACAGCATAAGACACGATTCAATAATTCAGCAAACCACACAGGGCATCCCATCCCATTTCCAAGCGTGAATAATACTGTTGTATATTCGTGGCTGAATAGCTCAACAATATCCTCATCAGAGGTCACGAACTGCTCATTATCCACACCGAACGTCCATCCGTTATCTTTGAAACCACCAGGAACGCGAAAATCAAAAAAGTATTGCATCCCATCTATCCACCAGACAGCATCAAGATGCTGCTTATTATCTTTCATTGAATACTGAATAAGGCTGGTTTCTGATAACTCACATTCATCGTCCGTAACTTTAAAAATCTCACTCGTATTCCCATTAACTGTTACAGTATAGTATCCACATGGAAGCAATGAAATGTTATAGAAATAAAGAATCTTATCATCATTCATCTTCCATGAGCTTAATGATACAGGTGTAGATATATTACTTAAAAGATTATTAATGTAAACTATAGGCTCCTGCTCTTTGGCTGTCAAAATCAATTCAACAAAAATCCTGTCTGTACGTGCGAATAATTGCACATATTTACTCTTCGCTCCAAATTTATCGGTAGACGGAGAAAAAAACAGTGGGGTAAACGGGCTTATAATCATATTTCTAGGCTTTTGTTATTGAACGGACAAATAAATCATACTTCACTCCCTCGTTTCTCTCAACTGTACTACTCACCTCTTTGATGTAGCCCTCGTAAACTAGATCATCTTTTAAGATTTTAATCGTTTCATCATCTGTTGGTGGAATATCTTCATTATAAGTTGTGAATGAAACATCTCCACAAGTTATAATACCACTTTCAACGTTAAAATCATCTTTCATTCCTATACCATTGACAACAACATCACTATTACCGTCAGAAGAAGAATAAGATAGTTTTTTAGTGAACATACCAATATAGCCGGCATTTGCTTGCAATATGCCTCCTTGCCAATACATGGTATTAAACATCGTTTCAGGATCAAGTACACCACTTATTTCCCAACCGCTCCTTATAAGCCTATACTCTTTATATGTTTGTACTCCGCCATTATCATGTAATGTAGTACTGGCACAAACAAAAAACACATCATTGTCACTTTCACTATCCGTTGTATCTTGGCCTCTCTTTTGCGATAAGAATTCAATTCCATAAACATCAGCACGGTAAGGGCTAATCAACTCTAATACATTATCAGTTATATCAATGCCAGTAGTATATTCAGTAGTAAATCGGAATTCGTCACGACCATTCATACTTTCATAGTCCTGTTTATCATATCCTACCCTAACCAAAGAATATATTCTTGATGAATCAACCTTATACTCAAAACTAGAAAAGCTGCTGTTTAAATCCTTTACATTGTTATCACTAAACAATTTGTCCCGGTGTTTAAAAAAAACAGTGACACCATTGATCACAGGCACAAAGCCAAAAACTGTTTCCATCCAGTTTTTAAACTTCGTATAAGAAGTATATAGCTTAGCTTGAGGGATTCCACGAATACTTTCAGCAGCTAATATCACGCAATTATCTAACCTTTCATCAACACCTGAAGCTATTTCACCATAGATACCTTCATTTCCACCATTCATGCTTTTAAGCAATCGGTTTAACACATCAATAGGTCTTATTGCATCCACATAGATAGGGTTAGCTCGAGAAGTAAAGCGTGTCTCAAATTTGAAATTACGAAAATAAATATTGCCAGTAGAAGCATTAACTCTGTTAAATGTTACCTTCAAATCAAAAAATAAAGCCTGCCCTTTAGTCAGATGAATCTTGATGGATTCATTCAGATTACTTGGGGTAACATCCCCCTTATTATACCCCCATCTTTTCAACTCGACTAAACGACCATCTTCGTAACGCCCACCTAGAACAATTTCAGCTTTAGTTGTATACGCATCACTATAACTGATATAGTATTCAAAACTAAAATTCAATACTATATCAATGTCGGACAAGGCTTTAACAAATACATTTGGATCATCTTTCGATTCCTGTGGTGCATCATAAAACTCAAGAGGTGAATCCCGTGACGGAAGTTCACCACCAGAAATATATAAGGGAAGCGAATATGTTATAGCTTCTACATATATTCCTTTGTCAATTACAATATATTGCAAAGAAGCATCATTTTCTACAGTATTACCACCTAATGTATGCGGTTGACTATAATTCATACTTACAGAATCATAATAAAGCTGATATACATCTTTTATCTCATCTACCGAATATTCGTACTGCGTTCCTTTGTTAGCCTTTATGATATTAGCGACACTATCATCTATCGAATTAATAGAAACAGTATTTCCATCATAAGTTAATGAACCGAAATCCAATCGACAACTAAAGAATTCTTCATAAGTATGAGAATTAGTTATAGTATAAACGGTGATACTAGCATTAGAAGCCAGGTATTTGCTCAAATACTCCTCCAATATGAGATCATAGGCTTCTCCCACAAACTGGAATTTTGAAGTAAAGGTTCTAGTTATTCCTTCAAGTCTGGAGCGTTTACGGGAAAACTTTATTTCATCCCAATTCTGAATACAAGATTTGGGAATTTCATAGATAATACGATCAACGGTAAGCACATATTTACAAAGCATTTTAACTCTTTTTGAATGTTCACGAGCAAATATATAGAAAAAGCCAACCGGTTTCCCAGTTGGCTAAATTCTTGAAAATCATACTTTGCCAAAACGCCACATAATTCACTGGCTATCAGTGAATAAAATATTATTTTAGAAAAAAGCGTTTTATTTATAGCTATTTTATATCATGATCATCCAAAGTGTTTAAACTTCTCAAACGTTTACTTCCAAATTTGTTAGATAATACACCATCAAAATATAATTCAGGTGTCCATTTAGTTAATGCCCCAACAACTTGATCAATAATGCCAGCTGCAATTCCCACATAAGGATTCCATAAGCCAAGTCCAGTAACAGCCCCAAATCTTAACCATTTGGTTATTAATTGTTCCCCTTTCTTAGCTATTAATATATTTTGAAGTTCTCTCCAATCATAATCATTCCCAGCGATCCATTCTCTGAATTTCACTCCATGAACATTCTCCCTGACCTCTAATATATCTTGAAGTGTTATTGCCCCTTTATAATATAAAATAGAAAGATCTGGAAGAGCTTTACTTTTTAAAACCTGATCAATATTTCCCATCAATGACTGATCTAATTCACGACCACTTTTCAACGTTAACCAATATTTAGCATTCCCTTCCATTCCTATTTCATTCATTCTAAACTCACGTGACCAAACCAATGTGCGTTCAAGAATAAATAGCCTCATTATAGTAAAAGCATCATCATCACAAATATTAAACAAATCTTCAGTTTTAAGATTTAAATGTGCTTTTAACACAGGAATATTTATATCTTCTAAAGTATTATCTAGTGCTATACTATCTAAATAGCCTGATGCGTCCTCCTCTAATAATTCATGATACAATACATGATATAAATAACTATATTGAGAAATCCGGTATCTATTCGACAATCTAGAAATAATATTTAATCGCGCACTATCTGAAGGAATTTGAGTATTCCAAAAAGAAAAATTCTGATCCTCAAATGCCATAATTTTGGGAGAAGACCAACCATCTAATATTTTCAATATATCTTTGGATATTAACAGACTCGTAGCCTCAATCCCAAATACTTCAATAAATTCTTCTAACGAAGTAATACGTATATATATTTTATCATGTAGTAATAATGAGTTTATTATATTCTTAATGAAATACAATCTTTCAGGTAAAATAAATTCAGGAAATGTATTACCATCCCATCTATCCAAATATACTCCACCTGATAATTTTTTAACTCTATATGAAAAACTATCTAACAATATTGCCATATCATGCTTATTTAGTGATAATACAAATATATAAATAAATTTCTATAAGAACCAAAATCACACAATATTAATAACCTAGAGCATGAAATATCATTTTTCTTCCAAATGAAATACGACTTCTTACAGTTCCGACAGGAATGTTCAGGATTTCACTTATCTCATCATAAGAATACCCACTAGCATAATACATCACACTATCAATACAACGGGATTTTTTAGCACACCGTTGTATTGTGGAAACCAAATCATCAAACAGTATTGAATGAGCTGTACAGTTAGAAATGGCACTTCCGTCTACCATATCAAGCCCTGTAAAATGTATAAGGGAATTTCTATTGTATCTTATTATATAAGTATTCCTCATTATAATAAGGCACCACGGTTGAAGTGGTTTAGAACAATCAAATTTATCACGATTCACAAGTAGCTTATAAACTGTATCACCGGCTAAGTCTTCAGCATCTTGCATGGAACAGCAGAATTTTCTTGCCACCTTTAATATCCAAGGATATATTTCTGATAATTCCTTTTCAAAGTCCATTGTCAGCCCTCCTTATTAGGTGTATCTTCGGTTCGCCATTAATGCACCTTTCCACATATTTCCGGTGCATGATACTTTGTTCGTGCATTTCCTTAGCAGAACGCTCGATTGAACTAATAAGAGTGCCTATATCGGGGGGCAATAAGGCAATCATTTTTTTTACCTCGGACACTTCTGCTGTTATCCGATTACACTTCGTCTCTAATGTACGTAATTCTGACAATAAAACATTGTATAAATGCCTATTTATACAATGGATGCTGTTTTTTCTATTCATAAAAAAGTCGTTTGTGATTCTAAAGGAGATGTACAAACGACTGTATGAAATAATTCGCTTTAATTAAAAATTAATCGAATTACAGCATATATGTAGTACCAATATTATCATGTGCTTCTTTTTCTGATCAATATTTCAACATCAGCTTGATGAACGATATTTGCGTAGACAGCAGCATTAATTACACGAGAATCAATACTCATTTTAAAGAATGTCATTAGAAAAGCAATCTCAGCATCAAAAGAAGAACGAATTTGTTCAGGAGTAGCCTTACTTCCTTTATGTTCCTCACTGCGTCTTTCCTCATTCCGTTTTTGCTCAAAAATTGCAGAATGAAGTAAATAATCAATCTTCGATATTACTTGTTCATCACTCATATTTCGGGTATCTACATTTAGTTGACCCAATACCTGACGAACATCATCATAAAAGCCAAGAGAAACTAGAGCCTGACAAATACGAAGACTCAATAGTTTGGCACGTTCTTTCAGCATATCCTCTTTGTCCATTACCATAGCCTTCATATTTGAAGGATTAACAATACTTCTGTATTCAATGAGCAATTTAGATGCTATCTCTTTAAGCGTACTTTCGGACATAGATTTGCAGTCCGAAAGCAAACAAGCATAGTTTCCGCATGAAAGTTCAATGAAATCACTCAATGTTATCTGATTTAATCTTTCAATCATGGCTATTTCAGTTTAGATAACTTATACAGTTCAAATTCACGGTTAGAAGCATCTTGGCGTTGCATTTTTAGACTCTTCATCAAAAGGAAATTTGTTCTATCAACCCTTTTTTCTAATCGGGAATAATCATTGAAAACAATGGTGTCACCGGAAGAAGATGCAAAATATGTCGGTGAAAATGTGGGAAAGTCCCAATCCGGTATATCAAAATTAGAGATATCTACCTTATCAACATCAGGAAAGACTTGCGCACCTTTAGGAATATCAACTAAAGTTGGAGTATCAGGAGTAATCCATGCTTTTCCAGAATACATGATAACTTCATGTTTACCGGCATCACCAACTAAAGCGGCACCGCCGGGATGCCTATCATTACCTTGAGTACCGTCTGCATAGGAAGGAATAGGAGTTGCAAGAATAGTTGCAACCTGAATTGCTCCCATGGCACCAATAACAATAGATAAAGGAATATTCGGTAAAGCTTCAGTTATTGCCAGTGCAGTGGCTATTCCAGCTTGAGCGACACTAGTCGCCTTTTCCCAAATGGCTTGTTTACGTGCCATTTCTTGTTTTTGTTTTTCAAGTTCAGCATTCTTAGCTTCAGTTCTTTCCTTGGCCGCACGCTTACGAGCTTCTGCTTCTTCTTCGGAGATTGCTCCCGAATCAGCTAGATTCTGTATTCGTTCTACATCCTTATCATATTTCTCATCATTAGCTTCCTGCTCTTCTTCTATTTTCTGAATCTGACCATCATAAATAGTAGAGACTAGATCACCAATAGCACCCACTGCTTGAGATGCAGTTTGAAGCCATTTTTTCAGATTCCTCTGACGTTCTTTCTGTGCTTTCTCATCCGCTTTAGTAACTTTATTGATAGCATCTATTTCCGCTTCTGCTTCTTGCTGGGAAAGGTCCGCTTTCAATTTCTGTAACTGCTCTGCAATCTTTGCCCTATCCTCTGCGCTCAAATTTTCGTTTCGAAGCTCCAACTCCAACGCATCAATTGCAGCTTCGGTTGTTTTACGTACATAATCTAATTTTAACTGATACTCAAGTTCTGCATACTCTTGCTGGGTTATTTCCTTAGAAGCTAACTGTTTTTTAAGAGCAAGCGTATCCATAACATATGCAGCATCCCGGATTTCCTGCTCATGCGCTGCATTCTCTGCTATTAATTGCACCTGATCGGATGCATGTCTTTCGTAAAGTTCTTGTTTCTTTTTTGCATATTTGTCGTCAATGAGAAAAACATCTTCACCTGTTTTCTCTGCTGCATCAATTTCTGCTTCACGTTGCAACTCCAACTGGTGCAATTTCAAATCAAGTTCTTCCTGGGACCCCTTTTTTACAACAGCAAGAGCGTTCTCAACATCTTTCTTTTCACGGTCAGAATTATACTTAATAGAGAATTCATCTAATTTATCCTGCATTTCTTTCGCCAAATTCTGACGAGTAGCAATTTCCTCTTTGCTATTACCCTTGACGGCAGCAATCTTCTTTGAGTAAGCAACACCAATTTTAGCAAGTTCTTTCTCCAGTCCCTCATCCATAAGAGCTAGTTCTGATTCCTGATAAGTTTCATGAATTTTCAGCTTCTCTTTGAGAGCTTTTTCCTGTTCACGTTTTTCTTTATCAGTAAGGACTGTTATACCTGAACCATTTTTGTCGTTACCCTTTGGACGGAACTTTTCTGCAATCACATCAAGTCCACGATTAAACTCATCGCTAGATGCTATTTTAAATAAGTTTTTAGAAAATTCCAACTGAGCCTTATCCGCTTTTTCTGCTTCCGATGTGTAATAGCCAAACATTTTAGCAGCACCATTCTTTATCCAAGACATATCTTCAAACTCTGATGTTGCATATTGAGCACGAGTTTTCATCCGTTTTAAAGCTTCTCTCTCTTGGGCCGTTACTTCAATACGTTTATTTTTCATTTGAATAACAGCTTTTGTGTATGCTTGTTCCTCTGTATCACCAGCATCAATAAGCCTCTTATATTCTGCCTGAAAATCTTTTTCTACTTCCAATAACTTTTTGTTCGCATCTTTTTTTGCAAGTGTTCTAAAATTATAATCTATCTTTTCTATTTTTTCTTCAGGAGATTTCAAATCATTGGCGATACCTCTTATTTTATCAGCCATCCAATTAAGAAACTCCTTAGCAGGTCCCGTTGACTCGGAGAAAGAAAGCATAAACGCTTCCCATGCTGAAGATAAGTTAGCAAGAGCTCCATGAACATTATCTCCCATCGTGTGAGCCATATCGCCCAATTCACGTTCTACACCAGTAATCTGTTCTCTAAGTGGTAATATTTTATCAACAGCGGTGAGAAAGGCATTAAAAGCGGCAACACTACGCTTATCAGTTAATTCAAGAGTAGTATTCAAGTCTACCCCTTTTTCTTTTAGCGATTTCAATCCTTCAACTAACTCAGGCAATGTTTTAACGGGCTTACCTAACGCCTTTGCCAGCTTTCCATTACTATCAGCTAAATTTAGAAAAACATTACGAGTAGCAGTAGCAGCCATTGAAGCATCAAAACCGGCATCCGATAATTTACCCAACAAAGCCAAAGTATCTTCAATACTGAAATTAAAGGCTTTTGCAACCGGTCCAACAATTGGTAATGCAGTAGCGAGATATGAAAACGACAATGCGCTTTTGGTTGTTGCGACAGCCATCGCAGACACATATCTTTCAGTTTCTCTTGTATCAGCATTAAACATACGAAGAGAAGCACCTGCCAATGAAGCCGCATCTGCTAATTCTGCCCCGGTAGCTTGTGCAAATTTTAGAACGTGCTCTGTTGCATCTAATATTTCTTTTCGAGTAAAACCTAGTTTAGCAAGTTCTATTTGCAAATCCGTAGCTTCGGATGCAGTGTATTTCGTTGTAGCACCCAAACGTTGAGCATCCGCAGTTAACTCCTTCACTTTATCAGAAGTGGTTCCTAATATTGCAGCAAGCCTACTATTAGCTAATTCAAATTTAACAATATCACCTACTCCTTCACGCAGTTTTGTAAATAAAGCAACAACTCCACTAACAACAGCTTGTGCACCAATATATCCAGCTGCCCACCCTTTTAAACCAGCACCAACTTTACTTAACCCAGGAGCAAGCTCTGTATTAAGCATCCTACCGGCATTCCGGGCAATAACACCCATATTCTGCATGGATTTATTACCGTTCTGTATCTCAACCCATGCAGCCTTTACTTCTTCCCGGTATGCACCGATAGTCATTTTCTGTTGACTATATCGATCGGAATTTCGCTTTATGTAATCGGTATTGATTCCGATTGTAGAATTAAGACGGGCAAGTGTACGAATATAGTTTTCATCCGTATCTTTCAAAACATCAACAGCCTTTTGCAGCTGCTTATTCATTTCCTTTGCTTGTGAACGGCTATGTACTTCCTGATTAGTCAAGATAATAGCAGTTCTGATAAGTTTTAAACGTTCTTCTTCAGATAGAACAGCTTTCTTACGAGTAGTATTACCGGCATTCTGCGCTTTTGTCAAGTTAGCTTCTGCTTTAGCAGCCTTTTCCAAGGACACAGCATTATCCGAGTTTGCTTTGGTTAGTTTCTTCAGTTCAGCAGCAGATAATTTCTCTACATTTAGCTTTTCCTCTATCTTCTTACTGACAGTTTGAGTTATTTCAGACTGTTTTCTAAGAGCTTCGGTTAATTCAGCAGATGCAGAACCAGCCGTTTTTGCTTGAGTATTATAAAGGTTACTCAACTTTTCAAGATCAGCAACACCTTCTACATTTAGTTTCAAACCTTTTGCTAATTCTTTGGCCGCATTAACATAATCAGCCCTCACACGCTCAATAGTATTATCAAGCTCCACCAATTTCTGCAAATCGCTCTCATCAACGAAATCTTTCAATTTTAAATCCATAATTACAGATAATGTCTATATTCAATAATCTTTCCTTTTATCTCAACTCCAAGTTTATCAAAAGCATAGGTACCATCTTCTTTCTGATAAACAACATACATGCAACCATCCAAGACAGCTGCTTTCTTTGCAAGATCACTGATACGTTCCAGTTCACTCTGCATCTTTTTTATTTCGCAACTACAAGCCATTTTCTACCGATATCCACATTCTGAAAAGAAACGTTCCATCCAGGGACGGAGATACATAATATTAAAGTACTCTTTAGCTGTATCACCAATGCCTAAAATCTGCTCACCGTATTTCTTCTCAATAGAACTACCGTCCGTAAATCCTTTCGTTGAGAATCGAAGCCCGGAATCAATTCTATCGGCAGTTATGCTATCATAGAAAGTACCAGTAATAAAGAGGTTAGGTACCTCAACCGGACGCGGTGGCAAATAAAGTATCTCACTTCTAAGAGGTGGAGTTATCCTCTCCTTCCATCGTTTATATTGTTCCGCACGGTTCTGCCAGGGACCGGGCTCGTTAAAATAGGTGTCAGTATCATAATCAGGATTCAATAGATGTTCGGTACCGTCCAAGCCGGAATATAATTGTTCCTGAATACAATCAACGAGCACATTCTTATGTTCTTCCATACACCTAATACATTCCTCTTCAAACCCGGATGCAATGGAATGAATAACTCTATGTAATTCATCAAAATCTGCCATACAGTAAAAATATAACGGGCTGGGCTGTAATCACACCCCAGCCCGTCGGTTACTTAGTTATCGCATCGTACACTTCCGAGAGCTTCTTCTTACGGTCAGCTTCCTTCAGTTCCTGCCACACGACTTTAATGTGCGCATTAATAAACTCTTCCTTCGTCATGCCCTTCACAGCAACCTCGACGAACGTAACATTATCTACCTTCATGACACCTGCTCGATACCTCTGATTCCTTTTTCATACAATACAGAAGGAGCTTTCAACGAAGGAACCGCCCCGGCTTTAGGAACAATGGTAATGATACCATCCGAATATGTAGCAGAAGTTACGTTATTCATAACTTCAGCAGCACCATCAGCAATAAGACTGCCAAATTCTTCTGTACGGTCATAACCACCAACAACTTCAACTATTTTGTAAGTATTTTCGGCCTCCAACTTTTGAAACACAACATCAACCAAGCCTTTAACGAAATTCTTGGGATTGAAGTCTAACTGCACGTAGTCAAAGTGCAATTGGCTGTCTTCCACATCTTCATGTGAAAAACTAACAGTCATCGCAGACTTAGCACTACTGGTCGGGTACTGTGTCACGGTCGGGTAAACAGTAGACATCGGAATACCGGCAAGGATATCAGTGTCATCATTATAACCGATCAACATATTATCCTGATTCCAAAAGTAAACGTCCCATCCTTTATTGGCACATTTCAGAAGCTGGGCATTCAAAACCTCATCAAATTTCTTCAAAGTGAAGGTGTCTGTTTGAGCGCTAAGCCCGTTGTATTCACTTGCACCGTACCCTACAGGATTAACTTGAGGCTCTCCACCATTCTTGGCATACTCCAGGAATGGCAAAATAGGGTAAATACGCCCGGGACGGTCTGCATGGCACAATTCGAGCAACTTCTCACCTGTTATATCAGCAGGGAGTTTGACACCATGTTCTGTCAAGATAGCACCTTTGACTTTTTTCCAGTCAATGCTACAGGCAGAACTACCAGTGTTCATCCGGGAACCCTTACACGTTCTAATCTTTCTCATTTTCTTCTACAATTAAGATTATTAATTTTTATTTCCATCGAGCGTATATTTATGGCATCAATCGGCTCGCTCACAGCCTCACCGGAATCTGTATAGGCTCCGTATCTGCCATATGAATAGTTTTCTGAATAACTATGTTTCACTTTTTCGTCATAGTCGCAGTCGAACCGAGAATCTTCATATAATACTTCCAATAAACGTTTATAGATTGGCCGAAGGATATTTTTAAAAGATGTGATTCTGCGCATCTCATTGCTCCACTCTTTACAAGAAGAACATGCTATAATTAACGAAACCTTTGCTTTTGAAAAATAATCCGCATCACCTCTATCCTCACTAATTGGAGTGAATAGTGCAACCAATGGAAACTTCCTTTCAGACTGGGCAGAAGACTTACTGTATTCATCTAAAATATCTTTGATATATTGACTGCTACCAAAGATGTAATTCAATCTTGGTGACTTTACAATTTTTGCCCCACCTTTCCCATTAGGGTAGAGGATTTCAAGTCCTTCAGGAAGTTTTCTAACTACTTCTTCAAACAGTTCTGTTATATCCAATTCCATCATAAATTGAAAGCATTAATGGGAGTTAATAGGTTCTTTTGAATCTTCAAACCGGTGAAAGGACAATCATCGGACATCGCCCATTCTACAAAGAGTCGGTTCTTCTTCACCATGCTGTTCCAGACACTAACCTGTCTCTTAATCGGAGATATATACTCGTTAGCACATTTCAATCTTACAAGACCAGTGATAGTAGCCTGTGTATTCATATCACGTAAAATGTGAAAGAACACATAATCGGCGAACGGTTCACTTAGCTTTTCACATAAAAGTGCATATCCGGATTGAGGTTCATCTTTTTCCAAGATATCAACCTCATCTGAAGAATCCTCTTTTTCCTGTTCTACGATCTCCAAATAATCAGTAATAGCTTGTGAAAGACTAAAACCGACAGCAGTATGAAGAAATTCGGTCTGAAATGCCTTGATATACCCGTTTATCACCTCATTTACTGCAAGAGACTGGGGCGAAGGCATTTCAGCGACCGAAGCATTCTCAATATGCCTGGGACCTGACGTAAAATATGAAACATCAATCAACATGGCAATAGTTATTTAGAAGCCTTACCCTTTCCGGTTTTCTTTTCATCTTCCACGGAAACGGTTTTATCATCAACAACAGTTACTTCCTTAGCATCTCCAGCAGGCAATTCTTTTGAATCGGCAGCCGGAAGATTCTTGTTATCAGAAGGAATCAGGGCTTCAAGTTCTGCAATACGAGCTTTCATTGTATCACGTTCATCTGTCAGTTCAACAATAGCTTTATCTTTCTCCGTAATGGATTCAGTAAGTTCACCGATTTTCGCATCTTTCTCTGTGAGCATACATTCCAATGTCTTTCGAGCATCTTCTTCTGTAACAAGACCACACTCGGAAATAGGGGTGAATGAAACCACCCCTCTACCAATCCGAATGCGTTGCTCTTTAAGCACATTGGCTACATCCTTATCATTACCTCTAAGTATGTAATCCATAATCCTACGCTTTAGTTATTGCAGTCTTCAATGCGGCCAAATCCCCATAAGCGAAAGCCCACGGCATATAAATCGGGAAGATAACTTCTTCTTGTGCCATCAACACAACCTCATTGCAAAGCTTGGTCTCCACATCTTCAGCCCATTCAAGTGTCAAAGTGGTATAATCAACCAAATTTGCGGCTTGGTTAAAGTCACCTAAAAGATACTTACCTGGAAGAATACCACCATACTCGATAATCGGACGACCGGCAATATATTTCACCCCATCAACCATTTTAACGATACCAAGATTACGTCCTGTCGTATCTTTTTCTGATTCCATACCGTTAACAGTCATTGGATTAAGAATAATAGCATTCGGAAAATACTGGGCATATGTCATTGCGGCGAAAGCTGTTTTCACTACATCTTCAGAGTTGGGTTCCTCAATGTTCTTAAAGCCGGCTTCATGAACACTGAATGTCATTTTATCCGTAGCCGTTTCAGCACCGGAGAACGCGACACCAGAAATAAGGATACGACCATCTTCCATTTTCACAAGAGCGTGTGTTTTGTTCAGTTCTGTAAGAACAGCGGCACCAGCGAACGTGATACTCATTCCATCAAGAATCAAATCCTGTGGTTCTGCAAACTCTACAATCACATCCTTATCACCGTTATATCCGGTAATAGCTTTTACAGCACCGGCGGCACCTGTAACAATGGCTGTACTGATAATCTTCTCTACAGAAGTCACCCCAGTATTATTAATAATACCAAGCAAATTCTCACCATTACCGTCACCAAACAAGATGTTCCAGTCTTCTGCCATCCAAACAGCTTCAGGAAGCATGTTCAAGATGTAGGAACGAATGTACACTCTTGATTTCAACATACGTTTTGAGATACGGATATGAGTACCAAGGCGCTTAGTTCCTGTCTGTATCTCTTTTACCTTGATGCTTGATTCAGGCAAACGCCCATTCTCTGTTACAAAACGGGCATTGCGGTTGAAAGCATATACTTGTGCATAGGCAAGTTGAGGGTATGCAGGATCAGCAGTCAACGTCGTTAATACATCACGCATATGCAACTTTTTGTTGGCAACCTGAGTCACAACACGTTTCTGTTGTTGAGTAATCAACAAATCACCGGTGTAATTGTCAGTCATGGAAACGACATCTTTCAAGGAGAAGCCGTCAAATTCTCCTGATTTGCGTGTTTTTCCTTCTGCGAAATCTCTGAATTTTTCAGAATCAAGCATCTCGTTCAACTTCTCATCGAACTTGTTGATAGTATCCATAGAAAGACCTTTCTGCTTCATTTTCTCGATACTTTCACCTAGAGTTTTAACTTGTTCTACAAGTTGCTCGTTGTCCTTTACCAATTGCTGGAACTTTTCTCCATCATAGGCTTTCAATAGATTATTGATGTCACCAAACTGTTTCGTTACCTCCTCCGGTGAGGCAAATCCTTCAAGTGACTTGTTAACTACTTCACACATCATGCCGACAATGTTTTCCATGAAAGTTTTCTGTTCTGCCGGCAGACCGTCTGTTTTCAGATTAAAATCTGATACTGTAAATTTTTTAGGCATAAAATTTAAATTTTAAGTTATTTATTCTCGAAACAGCTATTCAAACTCTTGAAATCGAGTAAAGTGCCATTATCAGCGGCTTTAATCGTTACTTCATCGTTCCCATTTTCCCCGTCATTCTTTTCTTGAGTGTCAACAGACGGCTCATTTTTTCCGGTGGTATCTTCAGAAGTGTTTTGCAGAATAGCATTCGAACGATATACTTTTCCCCAACAGTGGGGACATCTTACATAATTCATAAGGTCTTGTAGACCCTTTTGAGTAAATTCTTTCTTTTCTGATTTGACAGAATCAATAAGAGAAATTACTTGGGTTCTAATCTCCGGAGTGAGCTTCTCCATTTCTTCCCTTACAATGTCCTGTGTTATCCATCTCTGATAATCAGCAGCATAATCTAATACCTGTTGGGCAAAGGTATGCTCTGTTTCTGCATCATAATCAAATTGATAACCACAATGAGGACATGAGACAACGGCACCACCGTTGAGGCTCTTCAGTAATAAACTTAATTCCATATCGTATCCTTTTAAACGTTCATCACTATATCCATGCTGCAAGAACGCTTTCCGGACGAAATCAACAGCTTCCTTTACCTGGTCAGCAGTAGCAGACTTGATATTCACAAGGAACGTCTGTGGATTACTCCCCCAACTTGTCAATGTTGAATATTCCATCATACGCCATTCAAGCACCTTACAAGGATCGATAGAATCCCTTTTGATGGCTTTTACTCCGATAGAGTGTTCTAGGGTTCTTCCATTCTCTGCAAACAGCTTATAATCAGCTAACGTATCACGGCCAATCTGTTTTTCAAGATTTAACTGACCGACCATAACCAAATTACCTTCTGTTTCCTTACCACTCAACGGAACACCTAACAACTGGTCTGTACGATGATTCAGGAACCAACGCATCCGACCAATATTTTCTTTCAATGTCTTATTGAATGAGCCGGGCATAGATATGTCATTTTGTGAGTCCTTCACACCGATACCGTTCACCGCAACGGTAACGATACCCTTCTCATCAACATCATTTGCCTTTGTCTTGTACTGAAGGCTTTTGATTTTCTCTTCCATCTTTTTCATCTCCACTTTTAGTGTTAAAAACTCGATTTACTTTATCCAGTTCCTCATCTGACATATCAAATTTCAATTTGTCAAACAAGGGATTTTCTATCATACTTTCGCCTATTTGGGCACGCCAGTCATTGAGTGTTATAAGCCCACATGAGAATTGTTCACGACAACGTTTATTTATATTTGTCTTTACGTCTTCGGATTCTTTCAATCCTTCCTGCAAACAATCAACATCAGAGAAATCACAATCCAAATAATATCCCCCTCCTTCAAGACCAAGGAAAGCTGTAAAATCCTTGCAGAATTGTTTGGCCATAGGAATAACAGTTGAACAATATACGCTCTTTTCAGCAGTAGCCTGATTGCTAAATGTGGACTGGTCTTTTCGCGGAACAAGAACGGCAGGGATGCCGTATGCCCCTGCAATATTTATTGCATCAGCCAAAGTCTCTTCAAACGGCTGTAACTCTGCAATAGAAAGATTAGTACGAACAAAGTCAATGTCTGCATCTGAAATACCATAAGGTACCTGGCCCTTCCTTACACCATACTTCTCAAAATTTTGCTTCAAAAGCTGTTCCTTTTCATCGTCAGTCAACGCTATTGAACCGGTAGCATCAGTTTTCTTACTTACAATAAAGCCCAATCCACCCCGCTTTACATAAATCACATTTCTAGCTTCATATACAGCTATTAGATTTGACATTGGCTTATTTTGGGAAGCAAGACGACTTTTGGACTTCAAGAACATAGCCCCTGAATAGAACTCTGCACTTCCGTCTCTATCATGCCATATTTGGTATGGAGGAATTTCCAAACTACCATTCCAACCATACTCCAAACGATAGCTACGAATAATATCTTCTGTTTGGGCAATGCCAAACAATGGTATATTCCCGTAAACAGGTTCTACAATAGTCTTATCAGAAGGTAGCACCCAATAATTATCGCAATATCTCCATTTTTCAGCTGTAGAAAAGACATCAGGCATAGCGGCACGAATAAAGCTATTCCCTGTACACAATTTATAAATATGGTGCTGATAAATCAATTCTTTCCAACGCATCAAACAATTAGGACGACTAAGTATGCCATTCATTCGTTTATTCGCCCATACTATACTGTCATCCTTAGTTTTCTTCAATTGAAAATTAGCACCTGCAATTCGCGATGCAATATAATCGATCGGGAAAAAGACTTCAGGTATCGTACTGAATAGCGTTAGATAGTTACTGCCCGCTACAATAGGACTAGTAAGGTCCTCAATGTATGCAACTGACCATTTTTCAGCCTTGCCACTTTGAGTATCTATATCCTTATTTTCAGATGAAGTAACTATTTCAACTTCACCTTTAGTCTTAGATTTCTTTCCAAATAGATTATCAAAAAAAATATTCATTGGGTTCCTTTTTGAGCAAAACTAAGTAAAAAGGAAAACCGTTTTCCAAAACACTAAAATCTTGAAATTACGAAAACATAATATCAACAATACAACATCCTTATTTTCAATCACATATAACGCAATTCAATTCAAACCTAATTTTACAACGAACTGTACTAGCCCACTCAAAACAGCACTGGCCTCTTTTGTTTCACTATCTTTATTATAGTCCATCAGATTATTCATGAAGGCAACATATTCCGTATCAGATTCTACTTTTGATGCAGAAAAAAGAATACTATTTTTCACATAATCAGATGTTGCAGCAATACGCTTATCTACATCCGGAAACTCTTTCATTACACGAATCTCCTTGTTTGTACTAGAACGGAGTTCCCGGATAAAAGGGAAATAAGCATCTGTACATTCAATTACACATGAATCAGATTCATGGGACAAAATAGAAGAACGTATATCTTCTGTTGAAGTAGTATCCATAAATACGACATCAACAACATGCCATTTATTTCCACATCTAAACGCTTGTATAAGGACAAATTTCCCATTAACATTCGGCATCACATATAGAATCTTCTTAGTGTATTTACATTCGGTATCTGGATTGAAGAAATTAATAGTGCCATTACAAGCATACAAGTTTCTTTTTCGCCGGTTACTAAACTCTATATACTGCTCACTACACAAATCCACAACGACATATCGGAACGTATCAGACAGGTGTCCGTGCTCCTCATAAGTCTGCAAGGTAGTTTTATTCTTGACCTTAGTTTTAAGAATG